CAAAGAAGGGAAGGGAGGCCCTTAAGTCTAAGGCCCGTCGCCTTGCCTCGGAGACAACGGGCAAGGTGGACTCGTCCACGTTCACGCCTGCTGAGCCCCTCAACGCCGAAGTGAAGACGGGCATGCGCCCGATCTCGCGCCGCGCCTACAAGACGGGCGGCAAGGTGATGGGCGAGGCCTGCGCGCCGCGCGCCGATCGCAAGCCGCGCAAGGCTGGCGGCAAGGCTGAGAGCGAGAAGGCCGAAGCCGCTGAGTACGCCAAGGCAAAGATCAACCGCGACGCCAAGGCCGCGAACGAAGAGCGCCCGGGCATCAAGCACGTCGGCGCTCTGAAGACCGGTGGCCGCGCCAAGAAGGCTGGCGGAGGCACCCGTTTCGGTGACCATCCGATGCCGCCTCCGCGCCCGCGTGAGACGCCTCCCGCCCATCCTGCTCCGCCTCGTGCCCCTGAGAACCGCGTCGGCGAACCCGGCAGCGAGCCTGTTGGCCTCGACAAGGCCGGCATGAAGCGCTTGGAGCGGGGCCGCAAGGACGGCGGCAAGGTGGCCACGACGCTCGCAGGTCAGGAGAAGATCCAGAAGGAGCAGGCTGCTGACTCCAAGCCGACGCGCGCGAAGGCCCAGCACTATAAGGACGGCGGTCGCACCAAGAAGATGATGGGCGGCCCGATGGGTGACCCGCGCATGGGCATGGTGAAGCCGAAAGCGATGGAGTTCTCCGGCGCTCAGGGCACGCCTTACAACAAGGGTGGTCGCACCAAGAAGATGGGCGGCGGTGGCCTCGCGGCGCTGCTGGGCGGCATTGCGCCCGCGGCTGCGTCCGGTGCTCTCGGCAAGAAGGACGACGAGGGCAAGAAGAACGGTGGCCGCGCTGAGCGCAAGAGCGGCGGGCGTGTTGGTAAGACGAACATCAACATCATCATCGCCACCAAACCCTCCGGCGAGGCTGCGGCTGGCGCGACGCCTCCGGGCATGCCCCGTCCTCCGGGTGGGATCCCTGTTCCCATGCCTCCTCCGGGCGGCGCTCCCGGTGGCGCTCCGCCTCCGATGCCCATGCCGATGCCAGCCCCGGGCGGGGCTCCGGGCATGCCCCCGGGTATGCCTCCCATGGCGCGCAAGCGCGGTGGCCGTGTCGCTACGTCCTACAAGGACATGACGGCTGGCGCTGGTTCTGGTGAGGGTCGCCTGCAAAAGACAGAGATCCAGAAGCACAAGCGTTAATTGGTAACAACACGCGGGGCGTCTTTGCAATTAAGACGCCCCGTAGCAATTATATTGATATGGGAGATGATGATGCTGACCCAGCATAAGTTCTTGAAAGATAAGATAGAGAAGCTCATCTATGAAAAGATCGAGGAGCTGAAAGAACACCTTTCGTTTGGATCCGCCATGGACCATGGGGCTTACTTACGAACGGTTGGAAAGATCGAAGGCCTACGCTCTGCCTTGGATGCCTGCGATGAAGCGGAGAAGATACGAGAGCGTAATTTCTAAAGGGAGAATGCAATGCCGTATGCGCCTATGATTCACGATCAGGATCCCAAAAATAGGATTCTGGAGCAGTTTGGAGAGTTCCCTAAGCTTGAGCTGCTTGGGAATAATCTTCTCGTTGCTGTGTACATCCGACCCCAGAAAACCCAGAGCGGCATCATCCTGCCTGACCAGACGACGGACGAAGACCGTCATCAGTCGAAGGTTGGCCTGCTTGTGGGCAAGGGGCCGTTTGCGTGCAACAGCGAAGACACCGAATGGTTCGGAGATACAGCGCTCAATCTGAATGATTGGCTCGTTTTCCGTCCATCTGACGGGTGGGGCATCACAATCAACGGCGTTTTGTGCCGCATGTTGCTCGATAGCCAGATCCGCATGCGCATCCCTCACCCCGATGCCGTTTATTGATGGAGTATCCCATGGCTGACAATAAAGATGACGATCACGTTGAGGTTGTTTTAGACGAAAAAGAGCCTGTTGAGCCTGAAGTTGAGGTTCAAAAGACTGAAAATGTCGAAGCAGACGACGCCTCAGACCCCAAACTTGCGATTGCGGAGCTAAATAGGAAGCTTCGCGAGGCTAATCAGCGTGCTCAGCAGGCTGAAAGGACCGCGCGAGAGCAGTATGAGCACTCTTTGGCGGCTCGTGCAGAGGTTGAAGACACAAATCTGCACCTCGTTAACAACGCCATCGACACTGTGAAGCGTGAAAACGATATTCTGAAGGCCAATCTGCGAGATGCGCTGGCCTCCGGCGACTATGACAAGGCCGCCGAGGCGCAAGAAGCCATCTCAATGAACGCCGCGAAGCTTTTGCAGCTCGAAAATGGCCGCGAGGCCATGAAAACGCAGCAGAGACAGCCCGTTCAGCCCATGCCGAGGGCTGTTGACCCCGTCGAACAGGTCAAGGCGTCGCTTTCTCCGCGTTCGGCAGCGTGGGTTGACAAAAACCCCGAGTATGTCCGCGATCAGCGGTTGTTTCGGAAGATGGTGGCGGCCCATGAGCTGGCTGTCGCTGACGGGATCGAGGCGGATAGTGACGAGTACTTCGCCGCGGTCGAGAAGACGCTGGGGATTCGTTCCCGAGTGGAGACGGAAACCGACGAGGGGGCCTTCTCCAGCGCTTCTCAGCCCGTTCAGCGGCGCGCAGCGCCTCCGTCAGCGCCTGTGAGCAGGTCTGCTGGCGGAACGGGCTCCAAGCCGAACGTTGTGCGCCTGACTTCTGCTGAGCGCGAGATGGCGGACATGATGGGCATGACCGAAAAGGAATATGCCCTCAACAAGCTGGCGCTGCAGCGTGAAGGCAAGCTCAATTAAGAGGTGATGTTATGAGTGAAATTGCAAAAGCAGTCGGTCGTCGTCGCAATATCATCGCCGACACCGTCGAGGCCGAGGGGATTGCGGCTGCCACCAGCAGGGCTGAGTCCTCTCTTGAGCGCGCTCGCAAGAGGGCTCAGGAGCTGCGTGGGCATATGGACGACACGGCGGAAAGCGCCGACGAGTTCTATGTCCCGCTGGATATCATCCCCGACGGCTGGACCTACGAGTGGAAGCGCCGGCTCACTTTCAACAAGGAAGACCCGGCCTACGCTGTCCAGCTGGCGCGTGACGGCTGGGAGCCTGTGCCTGTGGGGCGCTGCCGCCGCCACCGGGCCATGATGCCGGCAGATTGGTCGGGGACGACCATCGAGCGCCACGGCATGGTCCTGATGGAGCGGCCCGAAGAAATTACGCGCGAGTTTCGCGAGCGTGATTTGCGCAGGGCCCGCGCTCAGGTGCGTGTGAAGGAGCAGCAGCTGTCCGCTGCGCCTGAGGGAACGCTGCCTCGCGATGTCGATTCCCGCATCGCGCCGAAGATCAAGAAGAGCTTCGCGCCGATCGCAGTTCCCGAGGAATAATCTTCAAATAGAGCCGCCTACGGGCGGCTCTTTACTTCTGTTTCTTCATCGCACATAATGACGACAAGGCTTGTTGCCTTTTTCCTCCCCCGGCGCGGAGGCCCAACGTATCCCGCTTCCTTAGCCTCCCCGGTGTGAGGTGACGGAGCTTCCTGTAGAAGGAGGAACCGTCATGGCCAATACGGCTGCATACAACGGTTTCCAGCAGTACAGCGGTAACGGCTCCGCCCCGACTTATGAGCAGGTCGCGGTTCGGATCGTTTATAACGCTTCCGCTATTTACTACGGCGACCCCGTCCAGCCTGATGGCAACGGATACGTTGTCGTTGGCGTAACATCTTCGGGCTCTGGCAACACCCAGATCGCCGGTGTTTTCGTCGGGTGCAAGTACCTTTCGGTCTCGCAGAAGCGCACCATTTGGTCGAACTACTGGCCGGGCTCGGATGTCGCGTCTGACCAGACGGTCGAGGGCTACATTGTCAATGACCCGAACGCTAAGTTTGTGGCTCAGTTCGGCAATGTGTCCGTAGACGAGACCTACATCAACGCCAACGTCGGGTTCAACATCAATACCGCTGGCCGCAATGCCGCTGGTATTTCTGGCGCGTACCTCGCCACTGTTGGTACCGACTCTAGCCTTCCCTTCCGTGTTGTTTCTCTCGTGAACAACCCCCCGGGCGTGAATGGTACCGAGACCGGCGCTTATGCAAGGGCTGTCGTGGCGTTTAATAACGTCTCCACCAAGCAGCTGACCGGCGTCTAAGAGGAGTAAGGACCAATGGCTGTCAATCTTTCGGCTATTAAAGACCTTCTCCTCCCCGGTCTCCGCGGAATTGAAGGCAAGTACGAGCAGATCCCGTCGCAGTACGACAAGATCTTCACGAAGCACAACTCGAAGATGGCTCTGGAGCGCACCGCTGAGATGCGTTTCCTCGGCTACGCTCAGTTGAAGACGGAAGGTGGCCAGACCGCGTTCGATAACGGCGCTGGCGAGCGGTACGTCTACAATCAGGAGCACGTCGAAATCGGGTTGGGTTACGCGATCACCCGCAAGGCGATCGACGACAACCTCTACAAGACCCAGTTTGCTCCGTCGAACCTCGGCCTGATCGAGTCTTTCCATCAGACCAAGGAAATCTACGGCGCGAACGTGCTGAACACCGCGACGAGCTACAACCCGTCTGTTGGTGGCGACGGCAAGGCGCTCATCGCTTCTGACCACCCCATCGACGGTGGCACGGTTTCCAACCGTCCCTCCACGTATGTGGACCTGAACGAAGCGACCCTGCTTAACGGCATGATCGACATCCGCACGAACTTCCGCGATCAGGCGGGCCTCAAGATCTTCGCCCGCGGGCGTCGTCTTATCGTCCCGCCGCAGCTGGAGCCGGTTGCTATCCGTCTGACGAAGACGGAGCTGCGTCCGGGCACTGCGGACAACGACGTCAACGCTATCATGATGACCTCGGGCGGCCTGCCGGAAGGTTACATGGTAAACGATTACCTTACGTCGTCTCGCGCTTGGTTCCTGCTGACGAACATCGACGGCCTCTCCTACATGGAGCGTATGCCGTTCGAAACCGACATGCAGGTCGATTTTGTAACAGATAACCTTCTCGTAAAAGGTTATGAACGTTACAGCTTCTCTTACTACAACTGGCGTTCGATCTGGGGCTCGTTCCCCACCTGATGCCATTGGGCGGGGCCAAGGCCCCGCCCTTCTCTAGGATCCCCGATCACGTAGACCGACCTAGCGGACGCTGCACAGACGACGTGATCTAACTCGTGCAGGAGGCCCTCATGGGTAAGACGCACTTTAGTGGGCCAATCAAGGCCGGCACTATTCAGGATACGAACGGCACGACTCTCGGTCAGAACGTCGCCAACACCGGCTATGTTGTGATGGCGCAGTCGGCCATGGTCACGCAGTCCACTACGGCTGCAACGACCGGCATCGTCATCCCTGCCAACAGCACCATCCTCAGCATTGTCCTGCAGGTCGATGCAGCGTGGTCTAGCGCCACGACGACCTATACGGTTTCTGTCGGCACGTCCGCAACGGCTACGGAGCTGGTCGCCTCGACCAACGCCAACGCTGTCGGCGTCCTCTCTCTGTCGCCCGGTACTGACGCCACCCGCATGGGTGTGTGGCAGAACGTCGGCACGTCCGACGTTGCTATCTGGGTGGACAGCGGTGCGCCCGACACTACGCCGGGTGAGGGCAAGCTGATCGTCACGTATATGCAAGCGAACAACGCCTAATAGGAGGCTTCCATGGGTGCTTACAAAGGCAAGGCTTCCACGATCAAGGAAGCTGACGAGAAGACCAACGGCTTCAAGAAGGGCGGCAAGGCGATGGCCAAGAAGGTCATGTCTGAGGCCGCTAAGGAAGAGCGCCCGGCCCGCAAGAGCGGCGGCGGCGTGTTTTCTTCTGCTTCGTCCGGGACGCCTCGCGGCAAGGCTTCCCATTACTGAGCGTTCCTCCCTTGCGTTTCAGTGATGGGAGCGGGGGCCTTTGAGCCCCCGCACTTGCATGGAGGGTACGATGGCGAAATCGCCTGCATGGACCCGCAAGGAGGGCAAGAGCCCGAGCGGCGGTCTCAACGAAAAGGGCCGCGCATCGCTTCGCGCAGCCGGCCATGACATCAAGCGCCCGCAGCCAGAAGGTGGTGCGCGCAAGAAGTCATTCTGTGCTAGAATGACCGGCATGAAGCGCAAGCTGACTGGTGCCGCCGCGGCTGCTGATCCCAACAGCCGGATCAACAAATCCCTTCGTAAGTGGGACTGCTGACATGACCAAGCCGTTCTGGGAGAAAGACGCTCCGGCTGACGCTAAGAAGCGCAACATGAGCCGGGAGCAGGTCAAGTCAGCGAAGGCAAGAGCCCGGGCAGCAGGCAGGCCTTATCCTAATTTGATCGACAATGTGGCCGCCAGCCGCGCCAAGAAGAAAGGCAGCTAAGATGTTTCTCGGCACAATTACGGCTTCCGGCGCTGGCCGCAGCGCCGTCGTCGCCCCAGACCACTTCCAGACCCCGTTCAATGTCGGGATCGTGGCCAAGGTGACAGGCACGATCACCTTCAGCATCGAGTACTCGATGGGCGACCCCATGTCGGTTGGCTACACTGCCGCATCTCAGACGTGGGTTGCTGCGACTGGGTTTTCGGGGATATCGGCCACGGCTGGGGGCTCGTTGACGGTTCCTTGCCGTGCTATCAGTGTGAATGTGGCATCCGGTGATGGATCTGTTGTTGTTGAGCTGATTCAAGCTGGCCCGGTCTAAGAAGGTGATCTGCCATGTCTGTGACTAATTGGTCCATTACTCAGTCTGGCAGATTTGAACCGTGGGAGCTTCAGGTCTCTCGCGGGCAGATTTCCATGCACTACAACGTCACTGTCTTCGGCTACAACGAAGACGTTGACGGAGCCATGGAGACTGTCTGGCCGCAGGGCGGCCTTTTGGCCTTTCCGCCTGCGCCTCTACAGCTGAAGGTTAGCTCGGATAACGCCAACGACACTGCGAACGGGACTGGAGCCCAGACGGTTTATCTGTCGGGCCTCGACGCCAATCACGCGACAATTTCTGAGGTTGTCACTCTCAGCGGACAGACTGCAGTACTCACGACGCAATTTTACCTTCACGTCAACGAGTGTTACGTCGCCACGGCGGGGACTCTCGACTCCGCGGCTGGGAATATCTATTTCGGCGACGGGGTTGTGACCGCGGGCGTCCCCGCAACGGTTTACGACATCATAAAATACGACTTCAACACCCGCGTGACTGGCAGCTACACCGTCCCCGCCGGGTACACCGGATACCTTTCGCAAGGCCTCTTCTCCTCTGGGCAAGCGTCGGGATCTGGGCCGGTTACAGGCCGCCTCATGACCCGGGGGACGGACAACATCCGCAGGACGGCGGCTATCGTTACGATTAACAACGGCTCTGCCGACTACATGTTCGAGTATCCTGTCGCCATTCCAGAGAAGACGACCATAGAAGCTCAGGCGTTTGGCACAGGCAATAACAATGCTTGTTCGTCCATGTTCATCCTGATCCTCGTCAAGAACGACGGGAGCCTTTGATGGCGACTAGCGGCACATACACTTTCAATCCGTCGCTCGGCGAGATCGTTCTGTACGCCTACCAGAACATCGGCGTGCGACCGACTGCGTTGCTGCAGGAGCACATGGACTCGGCGCGCATGGCGACGAACATGATGCTCGCCCGCTGGTCGAACCAAGGTGTGAATCTCTGGTGCGTGGATCTCATCACGACGCCGCTGGTTCAGGGCACGGCGACCTATCCTGTTGACGCAAACACGGTGATGATCCTCGACGCCTACATCGTGTCTGAGGGCATCGACCGTATTATCCTGCCCATCAGCCGCACCGAGTACGCTTCGTACCCCAACAAGGCGCAGCAGGGCTTCCCGACGACGTTCTGGTTTGATCGCCTGATCTCGCCGACCGTCACGCTGTGGCCGGTGCCTGATGGCTCTCAGACGAGCCTGAAGTACTACCGCGTGCGCAGGCTGCAGGACAGCGATCTGCAGAACAGCCAACAGCCCGAGGTCCCGTATCTGTGGCTGGAGGCGTTTGCGGACGGCCTGACATACCGCCTCGCGCGGATTTGGGCTCCGCAGCTCGCCCCAGCCTTGAAGGCACAGTCCGACGAGAGCTACGAGATCGCCGCCCAGCAGGGCGTCGAGCAGGCGCAGCAGTACATCTCCCCGCAGCTCTCGGGCTACTGGAGGGCGTAATGGGATATGCCAGTCAGGCAGGACGGGCCAGAACAAGCGCCAGAGGCCCGCAGGCGCATGCCATATGCGATCGCTGCGGGTTTCGGTACAACCATGTCGATCTCCGCTGGCAGTTTGACTGGCGCGGCGCGTCTCTTCAGAACCTTCGCCTTCTGGTGTGTGATCCTTGCTACGACACGCCCCAGACACAGCTGCGCGCGATCGTGGTGCCGGCGGATCCGATGCCGATCCAGAACCCGCGTGTTCAGGATTTCGTCACTGCCGAAACCAATTACCGTGTGACCTCTGGTCAGAACACGGTGGATCCGGTCACTGGCATTCCTGTGCCGGGCGGTAATCGCCGCATCACGCAGAACAATAACAACCGCGTCACTCAGCAGACTGGCGCAGCGCCCGGAAGCTTGAACCAAGAACCGGGCACAAGTATTACTGTTCCTAATGATGCCGGCGGCAACGACCCGGGCTTGCCATACGATAACACCTCAGTTCCAAAGACAGGTCCGCTCTGATGTCCAACGTCCAGATACCGAACCTCCCGGCAGCGATCGCGGTCAGCGGACAAGAGCAGCTCGAAGCTGTTCAGGCTGGGGTGTCGGTTCGTCTGACGGCGCAGCAGATCGCAAGCCTTGGCGGACCTACTGGACCGGGAGGCCCTACTGGCCCCGTTGGCGGTTTTAATTATCGAGGCACAGTCAACAATGTCGGAGACCTGCCGCTCACCGACAACACGGTTGGCGACGCCTTTGTCGTGACATCGACGAATCGTCTTTATCTTTGGAATGGCACTGTATGGCAGGACGCTGGCCCTGCATCTGTCGGCATTACCGGACCAACTGGTGCAATAGGTGCGACAGGGGCGACAGGGGCTCGTGGCGCTACGGGCCCGACTGGTGCAGTAGGTGCAATAGGGGCGACGGGTGCGCAGGGCATCGTGGGGCCCACGGGCAGCGTCGGCACGACCGGCCCGACTGGTTCTACAGGAGCCACGCAGGCCGTCGAAGTTTCGGATGGCCCCCCAGCAAACCCTACGCAGGGCGACCTGTGGTTCAATAGCAGCAACGGCCTGCTCTACGCCTATTATGTTGATAATAACGGCGGCCAGTGGCTTGTTGTCTCTGGCCCGATTGGCCCGACCGGGCCATCTGGCGTGGCGGGTTCCACGGGGCCGGCGGGCGGCGGTATTACGTATAAGGGAACAGTCAATACCGCGACCAATCTCCCCGGCTACCCAACTAGCTACAGCGGTGCGATTGGTGACGCATATATTACGCAGGACACCAGTCGCCTTTGGGTGTGGAATGGGACCGCATGGATAGATAACGGGGCGGTGGCTTTCACCGGCCCGACAGGCCCAACTGGAGCGCAGGGGGCCACAGGTGCCGCTGGGCCGACCGGCTCTATCGGCCTGACAGGCCCGACTGGTTCAACAGGCGCTCAGGGAATTGCTGGCCCGACCGGTTCTACGGGTGCGCAGGGCGTCACTGGGCCGACTGGAGCGACTGGGGCTCAGGGGCTTTCAGGGCCCACTGGAGCCACAGGTGCGGACTCCAGTGTGACTGGGCCAACGGGGCCGACGGGTATTCAAGGTGTCACCGGACCGACCGGCTCCACCGGCGCAGCGTCAACTGTTACTGGCCCTACTGGGTCTACGGGCGCTCAGGGCCCGGCGGGTGGTGGTATCACTTATAAAGGAACGGTTAACGCTTTTGGAAATCTTCCCGGTTATCCATCGAGTTATGGTGGGGCGGTTGGCGACGCCTATATCACGCTAAACGACAGCCACCTGTGGGTGTGGAACGGTTCGACGTGGATCGATAACGGTCCTGTCGCGTTCACTGGCCCTACGGGCGCAACCGGCGCGACAGGCCCGACGGGGGTTACAGGGCCGACGGGTGCAACAGGTTCTCCGTCTACTGTTACAGGCCCGACTGGGGCTATTGGTGGCACTGGCCCGACTGGGGCAACTGGGGCAACTGGGGCAACTGGAGCGATTGGGCCAACAGGAGCGACGGGGCAGCCGGGAACCTCTGTCGGTCTGACGCTGTTCCTTGATGGCGCGACGGCGACTGGGCCGCAGGCCTACAATCTCATTGCCATTCCCAATGCGGGGCCTCAGTCAACTCTTTCTATAGCGACCAACTCCTCGACCAGCACGTTCCTCGGCTCGTTCGTGACGGCTGCTGGGGTTCCCAATAACACCTCGTTTATTGGCGGGTTGTGGACCCTTCATGCGTGGATGAACATTCAAACCGGGGCCGAAACGTTCCGCTTCTGGACGCAGGTTCAGGAGGTTGCCGCAGACGGCGTGACCGTCATCAGCACGCTCGCCACGGGCGATTACAACTCTGGCACGCCGGTTACCTCAACTACCGCGTCTCTGCTTGAGTACGATCTCTTCGTTCCGTCTGCCACGCTGCAGAGCTCGGCAAGCCGGCTGCTGTTGAACGTATACGTACAGGCTGTGCCGACGCTCAACCCTCCGCCGACGGCCCAGTTGCGTATGCGCGACAACACGCTGTCGCATCTCGTCACGACGATTGCGTACAATGTTTCGGGCCCGACTGGCCCCACGGGCGTTACTGGTCCTACAGGCGTTACCGGCCCGACAGGCATAACCGGGCCAACAGGGGACATGGGCCCCACCGGCGTCACCGGACCTACCGGCGTCACCGGACCTACAGGTGCGCCTTCGACTGTCACTGGCCCTACCGGCCCGACAGGCTCTACTGGCGCACCTTCGACTGTCACTGGGCCTACGGGGCCGACCGGGACTACAGGCCCGAATGGGCCCAACGCTATCACGATTGACACGACACCGATCGTCAGCGGCACGTCCACCCGATTCCTCTACAACAACGGCAACATTGTTAGAGAGACGCCGGGAATTACGACCAATGGTCTAACACTGACGTTGACCGGGTCGTCGAGCGCGCTCGCCATGGTGTTGAACGATGCAGCGGAGGTTGTGACGCTAAGCGGAACGGCGCTCACAGGCGTTATTCCCTTCGACGTTACCGCCCAGTCCGTGGTCTTCTACACCACCGCGGCATCTGCAAACTGGACGATCAACTTTAACCCCACTACGTCTGGTTTCACTACACTTGATACGCTGATGACCACGGGGCAGAGCGTCACTGTGGCGGTGTTGGCTACTCAGGGGACGACTGCGTTCTTCAACAGCGCGGTGCAGATCAATTCGACCACATCCGGCGTGACAACTCGCTGGCAGGGCG